ACGACATGCACTATTCGGTCGAGGATGCCGACATCAAGCGATTTAAGCGCGAAATCGCCGATCACATCGGCGTCCCATTGACTTTTGCAAACCGCCGAAATGCCCGGCAGGATCAATTTGACGTTTGCGTAGAGTCCAAGGCTTTCAAAGTCCGGAACGGCCAAGAGCTTTGCACTTCGCGGCTGAAGACGGAGCCTTTCATGGACTGGCTTGCTCAGAACGTCCCAGACAAGAACGCCATCATTTACTACGGTTTTGATGCTAACGAACAGCACCGCATCCAGCGCCGCAGCGGGATCATGGCCGCACAAGGGTGGCGCACCGATTTCCCGCTAATATGGAAGGATCGGACAATCTTCAACACCGAAGAAATTGGCATACCACGGCCTAGCACATACGGAGTATTCAAGCACGGCAATTGCATCGGATGTTTGAAAGCTGGTTGGCAGCACTGGTACATTGTTTATTGCACGCGCCCTGACATATGGGAAAAAGCAAAGTGGGCCGAGGAAGAGATCGGCCACGCCATACATCACGATAAATCCGGCCCCGTCTACATAGAGGATATGGAGCCAAAATTTGCAGCCATGAAAGCGGCGGGCGTACCGGCAACCGAGCACATTCCACATCAGCGCTTTTGGGCGAGCGCTAAAAAAGTAATCGAAATCAAACCGCAAATGGAAATATACCTGCCATGCGAATGCACGGAGGCAGTATGAGCACAATTACAATTGACCGAGCAACGCTGGAGCTGGCATTGGAGGCGTTGGAGGACAACACAACAAATATAGACGGCGCGACAATGGCAGGCATGGACGCATCTATTGGTCATTTGTCGTCGCTGGTCGACGAGCTGCGCCTCTTTCTCGGGTGCGCAATGGCCAATGCCAAAATGCTGCATAACGCTGCAAAACCTGATGATGGCCCAGACATGGACGCCATCATTCCGGGGATTGTTTTTCGCAATTTTGTAGACCAAGACGCTGCATTGCGATACGCGATCAAGGACAGCGCCCACGATGGGATGATCACCGCCCCACCCGCAGCACTTGTGCCGCTAACGGATGATGCCCGTGGTTTGCTAATAATTGAGCACCTTGGCCCCAATGCTTTGCTGCACAAGCCAATGAGCATCTATGAGGCATTCTGCGCGGGCATTGATGCGGCCGAAGCCGCCCACGGCATCACGAAAGGCGGTGCAGCGTGAAGGAGCGTCCAATCCTTGTCAGCGCCCCGATGGTGCGGGCCTTGCTGGATGGCAGCAAGACGCAGACGCGGCGGGTGGTGAAGCCCCAGCCCTCTTTAGGGCAGGAATTCAGCGGCCGTGTGCTTTGCCCCTACGGCCAACCCGGCGACCGGCTGTGGGTGCGCGAGGCGTTTAGCGGCCCGCACCATCAGGATCGCCACCCGCCGCGAGACTGGCGCAGCACGGACGAGATTCACTATTGGGCTGACGGCTGCCCAACAAACTGCGGCGACTGGACAAAGCCGCGCCCCGGCATGTTCATGCCCAGGTGGGCCAGCCGCATCACGCTGGGAGTTATCGGCGTGCGCGTGGAGCGACTACAGGATATAACCGAAGACGATGCGCGGGCAGAGGGGATCACAGATGGCGGGTGTCTAAATTGCGGGGAATCTGAAACCACCTGCGGCTGCCTCAACCCGCAGCCTGACGCCCGCGACTCTTTTATTTACCTCTGGCAGTCCATCAATGGCCCAGGATCATGGGCAGCCAACCCGTGGGTTTGGGTGGTCGAGGTCGAGCGCGTGGGATAGGGTAGGGGGGGTAAAATCCTTTAGGCCAACCGCCGGGAGACCGACGAGTTTACCCAAAATCTGCACGCGCAAATTTTGACCCCTCGGGGTAAAAAATCTGTTAACATTGCGCGACACTTTTTTACGAATGGAAAAAAAATCATGGCAATTAGAGGGCCAAAACCTAAACCAATCGCTCTCAAAATCCTTGAGGGCAACCGCAGCCGCCGACCGATTGACCCGGCCGGAACGCTGCGCCCTGACGCTGGTGCGCCGGACGCGCCGGATTGGCTACACCCGCTGGCGCGAGTCGCGTGGGACCGGCTCGCCAACGAGCTATGTCAGTACGGCGTGCTCACGCGATTAGACCGCGATGCACTCGCTGCACTCTGCCAGACGGTGGCGCGGGTGGAGATTTTGGAAAAGTTTTTTGTGGAAAAATCGGCGGAGATTGGCGACCCGGTGGCAATCTATTTTGACATCACCCCCAACGGTCTGACCGTGCAGTCGGCCTACTATCAGGTGCTCAAACGCGAGCAGGAGCACCTGCACAAACAACTGGAGTGTTTTGGCCTGCGTCCAGACGCTCGTAGTCGCGTCTCGATTGCCGCGCCAGTCCGCGCCAATCTGCAATCGGTGGCGGGAGCAGGTCAGCCCGAGGCGGACGCCGGGTTTGCGGATTTTGACTAACACAAATGTCAAAAAAAACTAAAAAAAAAACGTATTTTGAGCAGGCGCTAGAATACGCTCACGCCGTGACCGATGGCCACATTGTGGCTGGTCTATACGAGCGGCTGGCCTGCCAGCGGTTTTTGAGCGATTTAGACCGCCAAAACACGCCCGATTTCCCCTACCGATTTGACGCGGCGGCGGGAGCGCGCGAATGCCGATTTGTCGAGCTACTCCCCCACATCAAGGGCGAGTGGGCGCGGCCTAAATTTGTTGATGGCCGCTTGCAGTACGCCAAAATCAAATTGGAGCCGTGGCAGATTTTCGCCGAGATACAAATTTTTGGCTGGCTGCATGTTGACACCGGGCTGCGCCGATTTAGGCGATCCTATGAGGAGGTGGCTCGCAAAAACGCAAAATCGACTCGCGTTGCAGCGCGTGACCTATTTTTACTCACGGCGGACAACGAGCCGGGCTCGCAGGTATACAACGCCGCGACGACTGGCGAGCAGGCCCGAGAGGTTTTTGACGTGGCGCGGAACATGGCGTTGCGCGAGCCTGATTTTTTGGCGCGTTTTGGCGTCAATGTTGGGAAGCACGATATCACAATCGCCGAGACGGCGAGTAGTTTTAAGCCCCTCAACTCCGAGGGGTCGACGCTCGACGGATTAAACGTACATGGCGCGTCAATAGACGAGCTACACGCCCACAAAACGCGGGCGGTGTACGATGTCATCGACACCGCCACTGGAGCGCGAGCGCAGCCCCTGATTAGCATGATCACCACGGCTGGCAGTGACCGCGCCGGGATATGCTACGAGCAGCGCGACTACAGCATCAAAATTTTGACAGGCGTAGTTATTGACGAGACGTGGTTTGCTGTGATCTACACCCTCGACGACGGCGACGATTGGCGCGACTCCAAAAATTGGCGAAAATCAAATCCAAATCTAGGCGTGAGCGTCAAAATTGACGACATGGAAGCGGCTTGCCGAAAAGCACTGGCCATGCCGTCGGCGCAGGCCAATTTTTTAACTAAACGGCTGAATGTTTGGATCGCATCGGACAGCGCGTGGATGGATATGGCGGCGTGGAATAAATGCGCGGATCCGACCCTTGACATTGAGCGCGTCAGTCACCTGCCGTGCTTTATTGGATTGGATTTGGCGAGCAAAGTCGACGTCGCGGCCAAAGTGCTGTGGTTTTATGATGCGGACGCCGACCATCATTATTTGATCCCCGTTTTTTATTTGCCGGAACGAGCGGTTGAGCAGGGCAGAAACTCACAATATGATGGCTGGAGGCGCGGCGGCCATCTACAGGTCACGGACGGCGAGGTGACTGACTACGACGTCATTGAGGACGACCTGCGCGCAGATATGGCCGCGCTGATGGTGCGCGAGATACCGTTTGACCCGTGGCAGGCCACGCATCTGGCAGGCCACATGCTGTCAGAGGGCGCGCCGATGGTCGAGTACAGGCAGGTAGTGCAAAATATGAGCGAGCCAATGAAACAATTTGAGGCGCTTGTATTGGCCGGCAAATTGACCCACGACGGCAACCCCATGATGACGTGGATGATGAGCAACGTGGTGTGCCACGTCGACGCCAAATCTAATATTTACCCGCGCAAAGAGCGTGAAGAAAACAAAATCGACGGCGCGGTGGCTGCGATTATGGCTCTGGGTCGTGTAATAGCTCAAAAACCTGCAAAAAAACCTAATGACGGGACTGTTTTTATGGTATAAACTGAGCGCATGGGGATACTCTCGAACATTTTTTTGCGCGGCGCGATTTTGGCGGGTTATAGCCCGCGAGACCCCGCTATCGCTGCGATTTTTGGGCGCGGGAATATGTCCACGGCGGGCACAAACGTCACGCCTGAGACGGCCATGCAACACACGGCGGTATGGGCGTGCGTGCGCGTGCTCGCAGAGACGGTGGCGTCTCTGCCGCTAATAATGTATCAGCGCACCGACAAAGGGCGACGGCGAGCGATTGAGCATCCGCTCTATGCGATTTTGCAATCACGCCCAAACAACTGGCAGTCGTCGTTTGAGTGGCGCGAGCAGTGTATGGCGCACATCGCGCTGCGCGGCGCTGCCTACTCGCGCATACAGCTACAACGCGGCAAACGCACACTCACCGCGCTCAATCCTGATCGAGTCAAACCACACCTACACGACGACGGCACGTTGTCTTATGAGGTGCGCCAAAAAAATGGGGACACACTCACGCTATTGCAGGAGGAGGTGCTGCGCGTCCCTTTTATGCTGATCGACGGGGTGCGCCCCGTGACACCAATTGAGGCGACCCGCGACGCCCTAGGTACGGCGATTGCCACTAATGATTTTGTGGCGAGGTACTATAAAAACGACACTAAACCACCTCTATGGATTGAGGCACCGCCAGCCGGATTTCAGAGCGAGGAAGCAAAACGAAAATTCGCGGCCGGATGGCGCGAGGCGCAGGGCGGCGAGAATCGTGGGTCGACGCCCGTACTAGACAACGGGTTTAGAATCCACGAATTAAGTGTCAACGCCTCAGACGCTCAGTTGCTTGAGTCACGCGCCGCTAGTGTGATTGACATCGCTCGCATCTATAGGATGCCGCCTCACATGATCGGCGCGTTGGAGCGTGCGACCAACAACAA